TGTTGGACATATTCGGCAAATAGGCTCCACGCATCTGGGACATCATCATTTCGATTCTTACCGACCATCGTGTACCCACAAAGGAAATTCAACATTCGTCTGTATTCTTTATCTTTTTTGATAACAGAGTTATCCTTAAACAAAACACGGTCTTTGATGAATGGACTATTGACTATGATCCGCGTCTCTTTGTTCGATGTAGTATATTTTGTTGTTATTTTTGCAATTCCCCCAGCTTCTTTCACTTCTTTTTGAACTTTTTCTGCCACTTTACCGCCAGCACTATTGCTTTCAAACTGGCCCATCTGAGCCTTGTGCTGAACGAGCTTTGACACCAGCCGCGCCTCTACAACCTCTGGATTGCTGTTGTCGCATACTACGTCTTCACAATAAAAGTCATTTCCGTACTGGTAACAAATCGGCATGACGCAGTAATCAGTGCCTTTGTCCTTCGTATCGCATACAAACAGGATGGCATCGGGCTTACCGTCAGGAAGTTCAAAATACCTGCGCAGCTCATCCTCATTGTAGAGCTGTCCTTCACGCTCAATGGGCTGAGTCATGTATAGTGCCCTCCAGGAAGCATCGTCCATAACATCTCTTTGATTGTGATAGAATGCCGTGGTAAACCCAAGCCCATACGGATAATCAAAATTACTCTCATCATTTTCATCCAAAGCGGGTAGGTGGATAAACTCTGCCAGCGGGTCTTCTGCATGGGCTAGTTCAAGTCGGTCAATGGGGTCATGCAACGTCCAAGGTGTTTGGACAAGAAGCTGGACACAATCTCCGATCATACGCTGCATGAGGTCTGTATAATACTGCTGCCAGAGCTTGTCCATGCGCTCTTTGCTCATTGCGGACTCGATATCAGGTACAAGGTCATCTGCTACCAGAAGATTCGAGGCACGTACTTTGCCCGCGTTACCAGAGCCTATAGACGAAAACTCAAAGGTCTCAAACCGCTTTCGTTTTCCAAGATCAATTCGCATGTCTTGGGCGTTTGTTTTGCAAACTTGAACAGATGGAAAAATATCTTTCCACAAATACTCCCCTTTGAGGTCTAACATCCGCCCAACTTCTTCATAAGCCCCACGTAGGAATGAGTTTGAGTGCGAACCCATCAGAATGCTTAAATCTGGATTCTTTAACCCCTCCATCACCATGAACATCAATTCAATGGTGGTCTTCCCGACGCCTGGGGGAGCCATAACACCCAAAATGCGTATCTTCCGTTCAGATAGCCGCTGCATAGCTTGAACAACCGGAAGCAACTGCTTTCTGCGTGGCATATAGAACTTTTTCTTCGGTTCTCTATCCCACTCAGCATATCTTATCGCCGCATCAAAATCATACGGCGCATCAAACAGCAGACTCCGCTTGTTCAACTCGAACATACGGAGGCTTTTTTGTTCTGCGGCGAATTTTGCAGACAGCCGACGTACCTCTTTGTTTTTCTCATGAGCCAGCTTAAAATCCTCTGGCTCCAACAATCTGATCGAATCAAATGCATCAAATAGCGCAGACGGGTCGGACAAATCCCTCTGAAATGCCCTCTCTACCAACCCCCGAATTTCCATGAAAAAAGTGCCTCCTATCCCTTAAGATAAAAGGCACTTGGCACTGTTCGCTCCATTTGGAGAGGCACTTGGCACTATATACGCCCGCCCTGTGGCGGGGTGCAATATTTAATCTCCACCAGCCTTAAAATTATATACTGGCTTGATGATTTTCAAAATTTTAACTGTTGGCTCTATATTCTCCGTGATTACTTCCATACTCTTGTAAGCCATCGGGCATTCATCAAGCGTTTCCTGATTGACTGATGTGGTATAAATTCCGCTCATCTGCTTCTCAAATTCTGCAACGGTAAACCTCTCTTTAGCCTTCGCCCGGCTCATTAAGCGTCCAGCACCATGCGGAGCGGAACAATTCCAATCTTCATCTCCTTTGCCAATTCCGATAATGCTTCCGTCCCTCATGTTAATAGGTATAAGCAAAACCTCACCGCTTTTGGCAGATACAGCACCCTTACGAAGTATCATGCTGTCAGTGTCAATGTAATTGTGAATTGTCGTAAACTGATCTTCAACATGAACTCCCATTCCAGACACGATCCCGTCTATCATAGCCTGCCTGTTAATTTCAGCAAACCTTTGGACTATTTTCATGTCGTGAATGTAGTCATCAAATAAAGCCCCGTCAACATAGGCAAGCGTCTTAGGAATATCGCATTTATATTCAGACTTGTATCTTTTGATTTCCTGTTGGATTTCGCTCTGTCTACCAGCAGCTTTTAATTCTTCTATTAGTTTTTCAAGGCCATCGTTTTTGTCGGATAATTTTTTGTATCCAGCCTCTTGATAATACTTTGCAACTTCCAATCCCAAGTGCCTACTGCCAGAATGAACTACGATGTAGAGTCGCCCTTGTTCATCCCGGTCAACTTCGATGAAGTGGTTGCCGCCGCCCAATGTCCCGACGCTTTTTTTCGCTCTTTCTAAGTCAACTTTATCCGCACAGCGCAAAGCCGATAAATCTACTCGGTCAAAATACCTGTGTGCATTGTACCTTATTTCAAACCCTGCCGGTATATTCTCTCGAATAACATTGTCAAGCCGTTCCATATCAAGATTGGATTCTTTGATTTTAGCGGTTTCCATTCCGCAGCCAATGTCAACCCCGACAAGGTTTGGCACAACCTTATCCTTGATTGTCATTGTAGTCCCAACAGTACATCCAGCTCCAGCATGAATATCAGGCATCAGTCTAATTCTACTTCCAGTGCAAAACTCTTGATCGCACAATTCCTTAACCTGTGCAATGGAAGCATCGTCAACAACATCTGTAAAAATCTTAGCGGTATTATATTCCCCTGCAACTTCTCTCATTTTACCTCCTATACATCCACCTTATTCCAATTCGCCAACACCGCCAGCATGTGAAGCCCTATCTTCTCCGGGTCATACTTGTTTGCCGAACATATCATCCGTAAGCCATCAGGGGTGAGCAGTCGCCCTTCTTCCTTATCCCGGATCATCTTCATGTATTCCTCGTACTGCTTGTTCGTCAGTTTGTGCATATCATCAATCCTCCGCCGGTTCAGGGTATGGCATCCAGTTAGTAACCTCTAAATCATGCCATGTCGTCCATTCCATTTCGCAAATATTCCACTCTTGTACTTCCCACGCCTGCAATTTTTCATTCCACCTTACATCGTGAGACACAAATTTTTCACCGGGTTCTGCGTCTACAACAAATCCTCTATGAAAGGCTGTCACCATCACCGGCTCCATGTCTGGTGGCATCCTATCAGTGCATTTGATCCAGTCCATCTTTATCATCCTCCAGCTCTCTTGGCAAATCCTTCAATGTCCAACCAAAGTATGTTAGTCTTGGAGGTGCTTTCTTCCCTCTTAACGATAATGCAATCATATAAAACCCTTGCGCTATTTGTTTGATAGACCTTTCAGAGTCATCCTTCCCAAACTTTTCATAATTTTCGCTTGCCCATAGCTTCAAATTCCGAACTATATGTTCATTCCCAGATGGATCTACAAGAACCCATATTTTTGATGTTATGTTTTCTTCTGTCCGCTCAAACCTGGGGTCTCCAACTTTCCGTGCCCTCGCCCGCGCCGCAGCCTCGTCCATATCGTCCCAAAGCCCGCTTTCTCGCGCCGCTTTCTTTGACTTTTCACTCCACTTGAACCTTCTCCCGGTTCTTATATAATTCCCCCATTTTTTGCTGCAGTCTTCCGAACACGTCGTCTTTTTTGCGCTCGGAAACGATTTGAATAGTTTTCTGCAAACAGGACATACCTTCCAGCTATTACCTGTATATATTCTTGAGCAATCGGGACAGAATTGTGGAGTTTTTTGTCCGTTCAATTCAATATCAAACTTTTCCCCACATCCAGGACAAACCGCCCTAACCGTATCATCTATCTTTGGCCCTCTTGACACACATCCGCAGGAAACCGTCTGCTGTATTAAATTATTTGTAGAAATAACCGCTACACTACCACAATCGCACTTGCAGAACCACATTGTATGCCGGTCATCATTCGCCCGCTTTCTGACGGGTCGGATAGCGACCAATCGGCCAAACCGTTGCCCTGTTAAATCCTTCCTTACTTCCAAGGAGCATCATCTCCTTTTTTGTTTTGCGCGGATTTTTAGGATTCTTCTTTTTTATCGTTCGGCTTAATTTTAATTGGACTATACCCTTCTAAATTGCTCCTCTGTACAAGCACAATGTCAAATCCAGCTGCATCAGCCAATCTTAACAATGTCGAAATCTTAATGTCACCTCTCGCTAATGGCTGTGCAACACTCCCAACAGACTTATACCCAGCAGCTTCACACACGCCCTTCTGCGTCATCCCGCTGTCATGCAACATTTCTTTTATTGCTTCCTTTAGCCCAAGTGTTTTCCATCCCATATTATAACCCCCGTTGAATTTTATCTTACAATTACATTATAATCAACGTTTGTTGAATTGTCAAGGGCTTTTTGTTATTTTCGGTGGTAGAGTGGCTGAGGTAGGGGGACGACGGCTCCGGCCTATCCCCCGGGGGTGTCCGGTTAGCGATGCCCCTTATATATGATATTAAGAAGTACCGCAAAGCAAAATTGAACAAAAAGAATATTTGTTGCAACAATTAGTGCATTTAATGTAGAAAAAAATATAACAAAATTATAAAATTAATCTTGACATATAACAAACGTTGAATTATACTGGCATCAGAACCCAAACAATACAGGCCACAGGCCGGGAGGAAAAAGAATGCAGCCCGATATATACGCAGTGCAAAAAGACGGCGTTACCATTGGATGGTACGCCACAGAGGAGGCCGCTAAGAATACGGCCAAAGCAACCGACGGGAAAGTAACTCCGTACTACATCATTGACAAATAAAAGCCCCGGCCACTACTCGCAATAGTGACCAGGGCAAAAGAACCCCAGAACCTACCACAGAACCAGGGCACGCCCATTATACCACGGGCCGCCCTCCATGACAAGGAGGAAAACATAAATGAAAAACACTGCAACGAAAGAATACACGATCCGCGATATTGAAGCGCTGACGGAAACACAGGCCGCAGCAATGGCAATTGAATCCGTCACAGTCAAGGGGCATCAAGTCTATTTTGTGGACTTTGGCGGCTGCTTCGGTTATTCCGCGCTTGTGTTTGCTGATGGGCATTATATCAAGTATGCGAACGATTACGAATTGCACCACCAGGGCAAGAGCCGCGACGAACTGCGGGAATTCTACCTTGACAGCTTAAATAAAAAGCTGTTTACCGCTGGCGAAATGGAAACAGTGACCAACTACCAAGACAAGCAAGCGAAAGAATACTATATCCGCAACTATTACGGCTTGCGCCGGGATCACATTTCCATGTTCTTCTGCGGCCCCGATAAGGAACGGGAAAAGTTGAGAAAGAAAACCGAAAACATGATTTTCAGCTCTGTATTTATGGCGTTCTACGATAAAAAAGACGCTGATTTTGTGAAACACGGAGAAAATCTTCTTTCCACGCTCGAAAAGGCCGAACTCCAAAAGGATAATGCGGAATACTGGAAAGGCGCATTTCTCCGCGAGATGTTTAATCATGAATACGGCATAAACTGGCAAGCCGATTTTGACGTTTGCTCCTGCTTCGGCGACTGTTCCGGCGTCCGGGATTATACGGACCTTGAAGAGCTTTTCTCCGCTTGTGAGTTTAGCGACGTGCAGCGGGCTGCATACATGGCCGCGCGGCGCGAATATAGCAAGCAGAGCGCCGAACTCTACTAAATGGAGGGCCACACAATGAACATGATCCACATCAGCAAAGCGGACTTTGACCACATCGGAGACGATTATAAGGGCGTTTACATGGACTACCACGGCACGCACCCGAAGCGCAAGGGCCGCCGGGTTGCGTTTCTTCCTGGCCACGGAACAACGCTTTACATCGAGGGAATCCATTTCGTCGTTGATGATGATTCCGCACACTTGCCCATACTTTGCAAAGAAAACGCAGAGGCGGGCGCGGCGTACCAGTTCGGCGGCGGCATCTTGTATGTCAATCGGCTCTACCGGATCAGTGCAGAATACGCGCGCGAAAACAACCTTGCATATCTAGATCGAGTAGAAACCAGTATCGGGGACTTTGCCCTTCCGGGCGGCGATACAATCAACGCGGCGCGGTCTTGACCCGCCCGCCGGAGAATGGAGGAAACAAAAATGCTTAACATGCACACCCCAGACGATTGGAGCCGGATAGATTGCAGCCAATGCCCAGAGCGCCACATGTGCGATCAGGTACAATATGATTGCCCGCTTGATGATCCGCCGCTGTTCCCACAAAGCGCCGAGGAGGTGACCCCCGCTTGATTATCCTGTTTATTATCCTTCTCCCGCTTATGGTGATTTGGGAGCTTGCCAAAAAATCTTGACTGCCCCGCGGGGGCGCGATACAATTAACAAGAGGTGTTATACATGAGACTAGCCCCCGACATGATCCGGCGCGTTGAGGATATAGCCTCCAGCGCGTTATATGAATATGAGGCCGTGGGCGTCCGCGTCCAAGACGTTCCATTTGCCCTCGGCCCTATGGCCCACCGCTCCCACGTCTGGTACAACGGAGACGACACCGGCGATGAGCTGCCCGGCGTGTCTGCTATGCGCTGGGACTCCATCAACGAGGCGCAACGGAACGGCTACTATTACGGCGATCATGTGGCCGTAATCGCTGGCAACTCGTGGGACTACGGCGAGGACGCCGGGGAGATCGTCATACATGATCCGATTGTAATTGAGATATTAACATAATACTACTTCCCGCCCTGGGGCTTCCTGGGGCGGCCTTTTTTACGCCCTCCAGGCCGTCCAGCGTGGGCGGCTGCGTCCCTATACTCTCCGCACACGTTCCGCCTCTTGTGTGGCCCATTACGGCCCGAAGGCGGCGTTTTGCGCCTGTGTCCAGCAGGGCGGAGCGGGGCGAAAATGGCAAACCGTTGTAAAGGCCATTTGCAAGCCCGTAGAGCGTCTTTACCGTCTGGAAGTGTCTCTATATTCCCATGTCCTAAAACGCCGTATATCGGCCCACAGAACGCCAAACAGAGCATAAAGCAACCCCGGCCCACTCCACCAGGAGCAAGCCGGGGTATTTTCATTTGTTGCGGGCCAGGGATAAGACGGCACAACGGCTCTTGTCTGCGTCCCATCAGGCGCAGCGGGGACCGTTGCACATCCCGCCTATGTACTCCACGCGGGGCGGCTCGCCGCCTGCGCGGACCTTCACCACGCCGCCCCGGAGCAGGCCCGACACGTCTGGCGCGGGGTCGATGTTATAGAAGGTCGGCATCGGTGGACAGCCAGCTTTCAGCGGGCATAGTCGATAGTCGCTAGCCTCGTTGCCATAGTCGTTCATTCCGTAAAATATAGTCGCTGCCGGATTTTCATAGTCGCTACCGTAGTCGTGAGTGATAGTCGTTGCCATAGTCGCTACTCCTCCGCCACCACAGACCCCGCGATCCGCTCTTCAAGCTGCTTTTGGTCGGGAGCGTCGCCGAGAGGCATAGCAGGGGTAACAACCAGGTCTTGCTGGTCTTTCATGCCAAAGAAGTTCTTGGCCCGGAAAATGTAAGTAACCTGTGGAATTTTCCCCATTGATACCAGTTTTGCGTCAATTCCAGCAAGAATTTCTTTCGCTTTTTTTATCATGTTTGTTCTCGCAGAACTGCACCCAGTCCCATTTTCCCAGTCCCACACTGTTCTTCTTACAGTACCAAGAGCGAGACACATATCCTCAACAGTCGGAATTTGTCCATCTTTGTTGCACTGTCTGAAATAGTCGTTGAGCCTTTCGGCACATTCCTCGTCGCTCTTAACAATAGGACGATTAAAATATTGGAAGGACTCCTGGATAACCTGGGAGATTTCTTCTTTCTTTGCCGTAGTCGTTGCGGCTACTGATGCAGACTTACTTCCGCGCTTTTTTGCAACAGCCTGTTTTCCCACTTCCACAAGCTCGTCCTTGTTCATAGTCTCATCATTCTTGTTCAGAGTTGTCACCTCCATTTTTTAGAGCGGCAAACATTTCATTGGCTTTTTCGTTGATGTAGTCCGCTTTATATAATCCATAGAAAATATCTGGTCCATCTGGCGCAATTGTCCTTGCATATCGCTCATCAGCCTTTGAAATTACTTCCGAAACCCATTTCTCTGCCTTCGATAGCCCAGACAGTCTTGTTTTTCCAAGTTCTTTATTAAACTCATTGTCGCAAAGCGTATGTGAGATCATCAACTGAATAAACCGTAATTCTCTTGCTAAAGATTCAAAAGTTTTCTTCTTGTTGTCATAAGACTCCATTCCCGTTCCTCCATTCCATCCAACCCATCCTCTTGAAAATCATAGTCGCCACAATGTATTTGATAGTTCCTGAGTTGGTCATAAAGTAGAGTTTTGATAGAATAGGAGCGATGTCTTTGAAGTAAGGCTCCCATGTAGGATTACTATATTTCATTTTTTCTTATAAATCCCCATTAAATCATATATCATGATATTCTATTTGTCAACCTCTAGTCCATGATTTTTTGATTGGCCGGTAATACCTCTCAATTGTGGCCCATCGTTCTCCACAAAATTGGCATTTCCTGTGACGTTCTATTCTACCTCCCATAACTGTATGACTTCCATAAACAACTCCCTCTTTGCCGCAATTAGGGCAAATTCTAGCTGCTGTAATATTATCTGGCATCATCCACCTCCGCCAATGCGTTAAACTCGTCTCTGTTAAGCGGCTCCGTCGGTCTTTCCTGCGGTGCTAATCCTC